GCAACAGGGCGCAGCCGGGGCCGGCCCGCGACTTGACGGCGAGCTCAACATTCGCTTTGAAAACGCGCCACCGGGCATGCGTGCCGGGCAAGTGCAAACCAACCAGCCGGGTTTGACGATATCGCCAAACGTCGGTTATCGAACCCTCGGCGCAGGAGCCGGATCATGAGTACATGGCGTGACAGCCTGCTACCAGCGTCTTTCCGGGGCGTCGGTTTTTTCATTGAAAAAGCCGTCGTCCCGGCAGGCCGCAAGGGGCAGTTGCATGAGTTTCCACAACGCGACGAGCCTTATTTCGAGTCGCTGGGCAAACAGTCGAAAGTGCATACGCTGACGGGGTTCATTGTCGGTCCCGACTGTTTCGAACAGCGAGACAGACTGCTACAGGCACTGGAGCAGGAAGGTGCCGGCGAGCTGGTGCATCCCTGGCTGGGTCGCGTGCAGGTCCAGGTCGGCGAATGTGGCGTCACACACAACCTGAGCGAAGGCGGGCTCGTCCGGCTGGACCTGAAATTCTATCCGGCCAACCCGCTCAAGTTTCCCGTGTCGACCCTCAATACGCGACGGCAGTTGCTGGGCGCGTCCGAGAGCCTGCTGGACTCGGCGCTCAGGCGCTACCGCTCGGTGATGGCCACGGTGGACGCGGTGCGTATCAATATTCAGGCGCTGCGCAGCGCCCTGTCGGGTGTATTCGCGACCATTCAGCGGCAGTTCACACCGTTCATGACGATCTATTCGGATGTCACCGCGCTGGTGCATTCGCTGGTCAATGCGCCGTTGACGGTCAGTACGCTGTTTACCACGTTCTTCGCCAGTTTCGACGGGGACAGTCGTCGAGCCAGAAGAGCGAACGGCACCAGCAGTATTGGCGGGGCGAGTACCGGAACGAATGCCGGGTCAGGTTCCGGCAGCTCGACAGGGGGCGGTTCAGGCAGCGGTTCCGCGAGTGGCAGTAACGGCACCGCTGCGAGTAGCGCGGCAGCAAGGTCCGGCAGCAATGGCGGCGTGTCCTCTGTTGAAACGGTCGATTACCGGTCGGTGATTTCCGAGGCCACGCAACAGGCGGAAGCGGTGTCCGGCATCAATCTGGTCAGTCAGAGCAGCGGGCTGGATACCGGCGTGACGGCTCAGGCCGCGGCCAATCTGGTTCAGGATGCCTTGTTGGTCAAAGTGGCGAAAATCGTCGCGAGCATGCCGGTTGCGACGACCGTCATGCCGCTCACGGTGGTGCCGTCGCTGGATCAGCAAGTGACGCAAGCGCTGCAACGCGTGGATGTGCCGGTTGCCGATGATGTGATCGAACTGCGTGACACGCTGAGCTCGGCGATCTGGGAAGCGTCGTTGAAAGCCGACCCCGAACATTACTTGGCGCTCAACACGTTGCGTCAGGCGTTGATCAGGCACCTCAACGCGGTGGCGGCCTCCGGCGTACGTCTGGTGGACATGAAAGTGTCCGAGTCTTTGCCCGCGCTGGTGCTGGCCTATCGCCGATTCGGTGACGCCAGCCGGGCGCAGGAAATGGTGCAGCGCAATCGGCTGGCCCACCCGGGTTTCGTGCCGCCCGGCACGCTGAAGATTGCTCAGGAGTGACCCATGATCGACCCTAACATTGTCACCCTGACCGTTGACCAGCACGACTATGCCGGCTGGAAGTCGGTGGAAATCTCTGCCGGGATCGAGCGTCAGGCGCGCAGCTTTGAAGTGAGCATTACCTGGCAGTGGCCGGGCACTGAAATCTCGCATCCGATCACGCCCGGCGCAGCGTGCGAAGTGCGTATCGGCGGCGAGTTGATTCTGACCGGCTGGGTGTTTGCCGCGCCGATCAGCTATGACGGCAAGCAAGTCACACTGAAGATTTCCGGACGCTCGAAAACCGCCGACCTCATCGACTGCTCGGCCATCAACAAACCGAGTCAGTGGAAGGAGGTGGGGGTGCTGAAGATCGTTGAAGCGCTGGCTGCTCCTTATGGTTTGTCGGTGATCAGCGAAATACCGGAAACCTCGAAGATGGCCGATCACACCATCGAGCCTGCCGAAACCGTGTTCAAGTCCATTGACCGGTTGCTGACCCTGTTCCGGATTTTTTCCTACCGATGACGAATACGGCAATGTGGTGCTGGCCAGGCCGGGCAGTCGCGGGCAGAGCGCAGACGCGCTCGAACTCGGCAAGAATGTGTTGAGCGCCGTCATCGCGCGGGACTTTTCCGGGCTTTTTTCCGAGTACCGGGTCATTGGTCAACAGACCGGTAATGACCAGACGTTCGGCAAGGAGTCGTCGGAAGTCTCGGCAGAAGTCACGGATAACCGGCATGACGACCCCGCGCATAAAAAGCGTCTTCGCGTACTGGTCGTTCATGAGGATGCGCCGATCACACCCAAGCTCGCCCTGAGTCGCGCCAATTGGGAGCGTGGTCAGCGGGCCGGCAAGGCGCTGCTCACCACCTACAAGGTCCAGGGCTGGCGGCAGTCCAACGGGGCGCTCTGGCGGCACAACACCATGGTCCGGGTGATCGATCCGGTCATCGGTTTTACGAGCCGCAACATGCTGATTTCAGCCGTGACCTACTCGCTGAGCGACCAAGGCACGATCACCACACTGGTGGTCGGTCCGCCTGAAGGTTTCCAGGCCGAGCCAGGTGACCCCAACAAGCGCAGCAAGGTGCAGGTCAATCAGGACGCTTACTCCTGGCTGCTGCCCATCGACGAGGAAACAACCTCATGAGCTTACTCAATCGCATGCTGGTGCGCGGCACGGTGGTGCTCGCCAGGGCCAGCAGCAAAATGCAGGCGCTGCAAATGCGCCTCACCGCCGGAGAGGTCAAGGACGACATGGAGCACTTCGAACCCTACGGCTTCACCAGCAACCCGCTGGCCGGCGCCGAGGGCATTGCCGCTTTCATTGGTGGCGACCGGTCGCACGGTCTGCTGCTGGTGGTGGCCGACCGGCGCTATCGCCTCAAAGGTCTGGAGTCCGGCGAAGTGGCGATCTATACCGACGAGGGCGACAAGATTCACCTCAAGCGCGGCAAGGTCATCGACATTGAAACCGACACCTTGAACATCAAGGCGACGGTGGCCGTGAACTTCGACACACCGCAGATCACCCAGACCGGAAAGATCGTCTCCCAGGGCGACCAGCTTGCCGCTGGCATCAGCCAGATCAGCCATCTGCACGGCAACGTGCAGGGCGGTAATGGCCAGAGCGGGCCGCCCGTTGGAGGTGCCGGATGATTATCGAAGGCTCTCTGCAGGCGTCCTTGCTGCGCTCGGTGGTCATCAGCCTGTTCACCTGGCGGCGTGCCGAAGCGGACGACCCGTTCGACGATGCCGAGCGCTATGGCTGGTGGGGCGACACCTACCCGGCACAGGCCAATGACCGCATCGGTTCCAGGCTGTGGCTGCTGCGCCGGGTCAGGCTGACTGCCCAGACCCAGCGCGATGCCGAGTTCTATGCCCGGGAAGCGCTCGACTGGCTGATCGAAGATGGCCAGGTCCAGCACATCAACATTCTTACCGAACAGGTTCAGAGCAACCGCCTGAACCTGGGCGTCGAGCTGGTCGTCTCGGACGGTCAACTCGTGCGTTTCAACCCTTCTGAACAGTGGCAGGTGATTTATGCCGTTTGAAACACCTACGTTACCGGCGCTGATCAACCGAACCCAGGTCGACCTCGCCGACGAAGCGCTGCGTCAGTCCGATGCGCGGGTATTGTCCCGTGCGCACAGCGGCGCGGCCTACGGGCTGTACGGCTATCAGGACTGGATCGCCGACCAGATTCTGCCGGACACCGCCGACGAGGAAACCCTCGAGCGGCAAGCCATCCTGCGCCTGAGGCAGCCGCGCAAGGTGGCACAGGCCGCTACTGGCACGGTGCGCTTTACGGCTGCAGCTGGCGCGGTGCTGGATGCGGACACTGTGCTGCAGTTCAGTGATGGACGCTTCTACCGCGTCACCAAAGGCGTCACCACGGTTGCGGGCAATAACACCACCACGGTCGAAGCAGTCGATGCCGGTGTTCTGGGTAATGCGGATGCCGGTCTGGTGATGACTGCCGTGCAACCGGTCGAAGGCATCGACAGCACCTTCACCGTCATTGCCGACGGACTTTCCGGCGGCATCTCGCAGGAAAGTATCGAGTCGTTGCGTGCGCGTGTCGTGCGCTCCTACCGGGTTATCCCGCATGGCGGCAATCAGGATGATTACGTGACCTGGGCGCTGGAAGTGCCGGGCGTGACGCGCGCCTGGTGTGTGCGCCGTTTCATGGGGCCGGGGACGGTGGCGGTGTTCTTCATGCGTGACGACCAGGCCGATCCCATTCCTGACGCCGAGCAGCTCGCCGCGGTCGCGGCGTATATCGAGCCGCTGCGTCCGGTCACGGCTGATGTGTATGTGCTGGCGCCGGTGCAGAAACCGGTGGTCTACACCATCCGGCTCACACCGGACACCTCCGCCGTGCGGGCGGCGGTCGAGGCGCAGCTGCTGGACCTGCACAACCGTGAGGGCGGGCTGGGCGAAACCCTGTTGCTCACGCACATCGCCGAGGCCATCAGCCGCGCGACTGGCGAAACCGATCATGTGCTGGTTTCGCCAGTGGCCAATGTTACTGCCGCGGCCAACCAGCTGCTCACGTTCGGGGGTATTCAATGGTCGTCATAAGAACCGCCGAACACTACGCCGGACAACTGCAGGCGCTGTTGCCACCCGGTCCCGCATGGGATCCGGAGCGGGTGCCGGAATTGCAGCAGGTGATTACCGGCCTGTCCCGCGAGTTCGCACGCATCGATGGCCGCGCGTTCGACCTGCTCAACGAGATGGACCCCGCCACCGTCAGTGAGCTGGTCCCGGACTGGGAGCGGGTGATGAACCTGCCTGATCCGTGCCTGGGGCTTAAACCCTTGTTCGCAGACCGGCGCCTGTCGGTGCGCCAGCGGCTTGTGGCGACAGGAGGGCAGAACGCGGCGTTCTACATCGACATTGCCATCAGCCAGGGCTACCCCGATGCCACCGTGACCGAACACCGAGCGCCCCGTATGGGGCGTTCGCGTTTTGGTCGGGCGCATTTCGGCACCTGGAGCGCGCAATTCATGTGGACCCTGAACACCGGCGGGCGCCAGCGCCTGGGCCGACGCTTCGGGGCCAGCTACTGGGGCGAGCAGTTCGGGGTGAATCCCGGGCTCGCAATCGAATGTTTGATCCGTCGAGCAGCACCGGCGCACAGCGTCGAATTCGTAAACTTCAACTGAGGAACACAATGTGGATTATCCCAAGAGTGTGCCGGGCGTAGGCTTGGCAAGCGGCAAGTTTGTAGATGAAAACCCGGCGACCGGTATGCCCGGTTCGCTTATTCCTGCGCAGTGGGGTAACTCGATCACGCAGGAGATCTTGAATGCGATGGCAGCCGGTGGTGAGCAGCCTGATGAAACCAGAACAGACCAGCTCGCGTCGGCTATCACGCAGATAGGTTCGCAAGTCAGGCAGGCCTATAAAGGTGCAGGATTTGGTTACACCGCTTCCGAAACTCTTTTACCCGGAGCAGCGGGGCATTGGCACAGAATCAACCTTGGGGGCATCACGCTGACCTTGCCTCCCAAGGCGAACGTAGTGGTAGGTAAGTCGATAACCTTTCATAACGCATCGCCAGCAGCGGCAACTATCAAGGCCAATGGTGCTGAGGTGATCTCCCTATACGGTGCCGGCAGCAATACGTTGAAGCTCAATGCGGCGGAGTGGGTTGAGCTTGTTTTTAACCCTGATGCGATTTACATCACCAAGCGCGGCAAAATCACCGAAGTGGCGGGAATTGATTCTCCTGGCCTGGTGCCCACCACCGTTGTAGGCAGTGCCCGCAATTTGACCATGAGTGTCGTCAGCGCTTCCGCGTCCGCAACGATCACTGCGGATGAACTGGTTGTCGAGACCGGCTTGGGTGGGATGGGATATCGGCTCGGAGGATTTAACAAGGCGATCAATCTGGCCGCAGTTGGGATTGGAGGCATGGACACAGGCGCAGCACCGGCTAACGGTTTCGTTGCTATTTATGCGATTTACAACCCCTTGACGGGTGTTTCTGCCTTGCTGGGCACTGATGTTGCCTCGACGACAGCGAGTGAAGTGTATACCGGAGGAAATATGCCCGGCGGTTTTACAGCCTCCGCATTAGTGAGTGTATGGAGAACCAAGAACTCTCTGTTTCAGATCGGTTTTATGGACGGACGAGAGGTGAGTTTTGTCAATGAAAAGGTGGCTGCGACGACTGTACCGATTGCCGTCAAATCGTTGAGCCTCGCCTCCGTTATCCCTCCATCGACAAAGTCGGTAACGGGATGGTTGGCGATAGCTGGTGTTAACACAGTCAACGCCTCGATAACGGTTTCCTCCTCTGTTTCAAGTATTGGTGTGCAGCAAGTGGCCGGGAACAGCATGGCAGAGACGATTCAAAATATCTCAACGGGATCGTTTTCGAACCTGAAAGTGATAATTCCCCAAACGATCTTCTGGTCAACGGGTTTGCAGTCTGGCACGTACAAAGAAGGTTCAATCAACATTTCCGGTTACAGATTCTGAGGTGATCCATGATCCACGTACAGCTTTCCAAAGACGGTAAAACCATCATTGCGGTGTTCGCCTGCGTTCAGGATGAGGCCGAGTATCCCAATCAAGCACTGGTCGAGGATACCGACGAGCGTTACCTGCAATTCAAGCGAAACAGTGAGGCGCTCTGACGCCAGCAAGTGTTTCCCGTTTACACCCATCCATAATGTCGGGAGATATGCGTATGCCTATCAACCAGCAACAACTATTACAAATCCTCCCCAACGCCGGCCCTAAAGCCGGCGTTTTCGTTTCTGCTCTCAACATCGCCATGGCCCGTTACGCCATCGACACCCGCCTGCGTATCGCCGCGTTCATCGCTCAGATAGGGCATGAGTCCGGGCAGCTTCGTTATGTGCGCGAGCTGGGCAGTGACAGCTACCTGGCGAAGTACGACACGGGGCAATTGGCGCTGCGTCTGGGCAACACGCCAGAGGCAGATGGCGATGGCCAGCTGTATCGGGGCCGTGGGCTGATTCAGGTGACGGGGCGGACCAACTATGAGGCGTGCGGGGAGGCGCTCGGGCTGGACTTGCTTGCCCAGCCGCAACTGCTCGAACAACCCGACCACGCCGCCATGTCGGCGGCGTGGTTCTGGGACCGGGCCAACCTCAACGCGCTGGCAGACCAGGGTGATTTTCTGATGATCACCCGCCGTATCAACGGAGGCACCAATGGCCTGGCGGATCGACAGGCGCTTTACCAGCGGGCATTGGAGGTGCTGCCGTGAAAGTGCTGGATATGCGATGCCTGATCCTCGCATTCGTGCTGGGGTCAGGGCTGGGTACATGGGCCGCCTGGAAATGGCAGGCGGCCCGCTATGGCCTGCAACTGTCCACGCAAGCACTGACGTGGCAGCGCGAGCGCGAGCAGGCGGCGCTCGCGGTCGTCGACTGGCAGAACGCCGAGCAGGCACAACGACGGGCGCTGGAAGTCCGTTTGCACACCAACGATACAACCATCCACAAGGAGTTGAGCGATGCACAGACTGCTCAGGCTCGTTTGCGTGATCGCCTGGCTACCGCTGATTTGCGCTTGTCAGTCCTCCTCGCCAACAGCCCCGCCAACCGTGATGGCATGCCAGCCAGCACCGATACCGGCGGCGTGGTTCATGGAGGCCCGCGAGGCGAACTTGACCCAGCGGCTGCTGGACGAATTGTCGCCATCACCGACTACGGCGATCAGGGATTGATCGCTTTGAAGGCCTGCCAAGCCTACGTGCGCGAGATTGCGCACTGATGTTCCTCTCGGCTCCCCACCCCCCAGGCCATCGTGCCCCTGCCTCAATCCCGCCTCCACAAGGAGGCGCGGCCCTCTTTTCAGCCTTTAACTGCTTTTCAATCGGCGCGGCCCGGTACATTCATATTGCACCGGCCGATTCGGTACGCTAATGTCCTGAAACGTACCGATGAGACCCCTTCCGTGACGACAGTCAGCAAGCTTTTGATGCGCGTTATCAAGGCTCACGCCCGTTGGCGTTGGCGCGCCTGACTATTTCCTTGCCGGCCCTGCCGGACCCGTACCTGTATGCCTTCGATTTTTTGATGCTTTTCTCCGTCCCCCGGCCTTGTGGCTGACGTGGGGATGCATGAGTGAAGCAGAATCCGGAAGGCCTGAATCAAGTCAGTAAATCAAAAGGTTGATAGCAAAATGCTGCTGATGATCGATAACTACGATTCGTTTACCTACAACGTCGTGCAGTACCTCGGTGAGCTGGGGGCGGACGTCAAAGTCATTCGCAATGACGAACTGAGCATCGCCGAGATCGAAGCCCTGAACCCGGAGCACATCGTGGTCTCGCCTGGCCCGTGCACGCCCAATGAAGCCGGTGTCTCGCTTGACGTGATCAAGCACTTCGCGGGCAAACTGCCGATTCTGGGCGTGTGCCTGGGGCATCAGTCCATCGGTCAGGCCTTTGGCGGCGACGTGGTTCGTGCGCGTCAGGTCATGCATGGCAAAACCAGCCCGGTCATTCACGAAGACGGCGGGGTGTTCGATGGTTTGAATCATCCGTTGGTGGTCACCCGCTACCACTCGTTGGTGGTCAAACAGGATACGCTGCCCGACTGCCTGGAAGTGACGGCCTGGACTGCGCTGGAAGACGGTTCGGTCGATGAGATCATGGGCCTGCGCCACAAGACACTGAACGTCGAAGGGGTGCAGTTTCACCCCGAGTCGATCCTGACCGAGCAGGGCCACGAGCTGTTCGCCAATTTTCTCAAGCAGAGCGGCGGCCATCGTCAGGGCTAAGGATTTTTATGAGTACCCCCATGGATATCAAAAGCGCGCTCAATCGCGTGGTCAACCAGCTGGACCTGACCACTGAAGAGATGAGCGATGTGATGCGCGAAATCATGACTGGCCAATGCACTGAAGCGCAGATCGGTGCGTTTCTGATGGGCATGCGCATGAAGAGCGAAACCATCGATGAAATCGTCGGTGCGGTGTCGGTGATGCGCGAGCTGGCCGGCAAGGTCGAACTGAAAACCCTGGACGGCGTGGTCGACATCGTGGGTACGGGCGGCGACGGCGCGAATATCTTCAACGTGTCCACGGCGTCTGCTTTCGTCATTGCCGCCGCAGGTTGCACGGTGGCCAAGCACGGTAATCG